CCTACACGTGTATAACGGGGGGCCTTGGACTAATTTAAGATAACACGAAGACAAAAAACGAATATCATGAGCAAATTCAGCGAACTTTTAAAAACACCGGAGCCCGTTTTAGTTGATTTTTCAGCGGAATGGTGCGGGGGATCGCGTGGTCGACGGTGAGGTCCGAGGTCGTGCCGCAGTCGAGGCACTCGCCGTCGCGCTCGCGGACCTGATCGCGCACCCTGCGCCACCGGGCGGAGGAGTAGAAGCTTCGCGCCTGGGCACGGCGGGCGAGGGCGTCGGGTGAGGTGCGTCGCTCCTCGTGGGTTCGCTTGCGGGGGGTGGTCGTCGCCTTGCGCCTAGTGCCGCACGCGGCGCAGAGCATCGGGCCCGACGCTGGCGCAGCGGTCATCGCTCCGCAGTCGAGGCAGATAGCAAGCTCGGGGACGGTGGTCCTCCTGAACGACGAAGGCCGCCTCGTGGGCGGCCGTTCGTGAGTGTGATCCGGTGCGCGGTGACAGCTCGCGCGTGACGGGTGGGTGGGGGGCTTCGCTTCGCTTTGCCTGCGCGGCGCTTGCCTCTCACTCCGTCGGGGCCATCGGCTACCCGACGCGGTGAATGCTAGCACGGTCCTCGGCGCGTACCGTGAACGTCTACCCGGCGGGAGTCAATCCCTCGGCGAGAGCCGCCGAATCGCGGCCCGCTCGGGCTGCGTCCCGGGGATCACGCCCGCCACTCCGCCCACGACGGGGATACCGCGCAGGCGGCGGTGATCGCCTTCGCCTGAACGCGGAGCGCTTGCGCCGGTGCGGGCGCCGCTCTCGGTCGCGGCCTTCGCCTTCGCACGCTCCATCGCCGCGGCTTCACGACGGCGCTGGAATGACAAGAGGGCGGGGTTATCGTCCATCGGTGGCCTCCATTGTTGCACGGGTTACGGCGTCCTCCGCGCGGCGCACGAGGTCGCGGGCGCTCTCGGGACTAATGCCCATCACCAGGCTTAGGCGCTTGTACCCGTAGCCCTGGACGCGGAGCACCATCGCCTCGAGTTGCCTCGCGGTACAGACCTCGGCGGCCAGCCGCAGGAGCTCGCGGTCGTTGCCTACCACTCGTCCACCTCTGCGAGCTCGGGTCCGGTGCCGGCGCCCATGATCCGGGCGAGCGCCTGGTGCCGGGGACGCTCACGCTCCGGAAGGGATTGCCACCACTCGGAGAATGTGAGTCCCGCCGCATACCGGCGCGGAGGCGTGGTCGTGATCGCGCGACGGGTCTCCGCGGCCTTCAGGACGGAGCCGAGAATCTCGTGAGGGCCGGGCGGCCACCCGTTCGTTGGCGCGTTCTCGATGGCGTTCGAGAAGCCGACCTCGACGTCCTCGGGCTTCAGCCGGGAGACGTGGCGGCGGATTGCCTGGACGATCTCCTGGGTGTGTTCCGGCCGTGAGTTGAGCACCGGCCAGAGCACCCGGAGCCGCGCGATCTGCTCCGCGGCGGTGTCGATAACGTCTCTCACGCGCGCACCTGCTTACCGGTAGGCACACACACCCGGAGCTCATAACGCTCCCGAACCCCTCTCTCTCCTGTACGTAGTGTCCTGTCCTGTCCTGTTGTAGCGTGACGACGGGCGAACGTTCGGCGCACGTTCGGCGCACGTTCGCCGTGACGCGGGGCGTTACGCATGGCGAACCTCCCGGCGTCGTTCGCGGGCGGCCTTCGCCCGATCGCGGGCCGCTTCGCGCTCGGCCTGCATCTCGTCGCGGCTTTTCTGGTGATTGAGGAAACCGACGATCTGCCAGCCGTCCGGGGTTCTGTCGAGGAGCCCTGCGGCCTCCATCGCCTCGGCCTGCCGGCCCGTGGTGTCGCACCACTTGAGGCAACAATCCTCGACGTGCCCGTCGGTTTCGTGCTCCTGGGCGTAGAGGATCATGGCCAGATACCTCATCTGCTCCGGCACCTTCAGGCGCGAGACCTGCGGGTGCCGAAAGAAGTTCACGTCCAGGCGTGCCCATTCGGCCATCTATTCTCCCTCCCTTTCTTCAGTCAGCTCGGCGACGAGGCGCAGGCGATCCGCGCCGCATCGGGAGCACAAGCACTCGCAGGGGTTCGCGTACAGCACGAGCCACCCGCACTCGAGGCAGCGGTAGGCGTAGCGAGTGAGCTTCACGCTGCCTCCACTCTCACGACGAGCCGCGCCTCGCCTTCGTCGGCCCACCGCTTCACCACGCGGGCGTCGATCAGGAAGCGGTCGTCGGGGACGGCGGCCACGGCCACGAGGGCGTCGAGGACCTTCAGGATGTTGTCCGCGTCGGGCTTGCGGGCCGGGTGCTCGGAGCGGTTGCCCCGGGGCGAGAGCGTCCCGTCCGCGCGGTAGTGATCGCGGGGGCGCTCCATGTAGGCCGTGAGCTCGCACGTCCACGCGCCCGAGGCGATGTAGGGCTGCCCGGCCATGCGCCACGCGGTAGCGATGAGACCGGCGTACTCCCGATCGGCCTTCGCGGTGTATGCCCTGGGCGTACCGTCGCGGCCCTTCCCGAAGCGCGGGCGGCCTGCGCCCCGCGGCTCTCCGGGGACCACGACCTCGAAGTGGCGGCGGGCGCTCACGACGCCTCCGCGAATAGCGAGAGCTGCTTCAGCCGCTCGGCGCTGATCGCCAGGTATTCAGGGTTCAGCTCGATTCCCACGGCACGACGTCCTAGTCCACGCGCGACGAGCGCGGTCGTCGCCGCTCCGCTGAACGGGTCGAGCACGAGGTCGCCGGGGGCGCTTCCCGCTCGGATGCAGCGGCTCGGGAGTTCGGGCGGGAATGTGGCGAAGTGCGCCCCCGCGTAAGGCTTCGTCGTGATCTCCCACACGCTGCGGGCGTTCCGACCGTCGGGGACCGTGGCGAAAGAGGTCGGGCCGAGTGGCCGCCCTGCGATCGCGCCGTACTCGTGATTTTCGCGCACCGACTTACCGGCTCGGAGGTACTGCTCGGGCGTGCTCTTGAGCGGCTCGCGGATCGATTCGTAGTCGTAGAAGTACCGCGGCGACTTCGTGAGGAGGAACACGTACTCGTGCGCCTTCGTCGGCCGGTCCGTAACGCTCTCGGGCATCGGGTTCGGCTTCGCCCAGATGACGTCGGCGCGGAGATACCACCCGTCCTCCTGTAGCGCGAACGCCACGCGCCAGGGGATGCCTACGAGGTCCTTCGGCTTAACGTGGCCGCGCTCGACTTTGACCTCTAGGCCCGAATGTTTGCTCGACATTCCTCCCGGACGGCCGTCTGCTCGGTGGTCGTAATCGTTCCTGCCAGATGTGGGCGTTCCGTATGAGTCCCCGAGGTTGAGCCATAGCGTCCCGTCGTCGCGCAGCACGCGGCGAACCTCGCGGAACACTTCGACCATGCGCGCGACGTACTCGCCGGGCGTCGGCTCGAGGCCGAGCTGCGCGTCCTTCCGCGTCGCTCCGCACTTGCCGCACGTCTCGCGGTAGGGGACTCCGTTCGTCGCGAGCTTGTCGGTCTCCGCGATTCCCTCGCCGCGGTTTCCCGTGAGCGTGCTCGCCGAACTTGCCAGCGGTCGCCCCTCGTGATCGCACTCCGCGTCTCCGCCTTCCCATGTGGCCGTGCCGTAGTCGCGAAGCCCCCAATACGGAGGAGAGGTAACGCACGTCTGCACGCTCTCGGCTTCCATCTCGCGGAGCACCTCTAGGACGTCGCCGAGGTACAGCCGGACGTCGCCGTCGTCTAGGTACGGCGCTCTCATGCGAGCTCCCCCTCATTATCGGCCCGCTCGGGGTAGCCGTCCGGGCCCTCGATAACCCACCCGGGCGAGGTCTCGACCTGCCGCTCGTCCCGGCGGGCGTAGTACGAGTAGGCGGTGTTCCGCCGGCGCTGCTCGCGGTCAATGTGGTGATGGCGCACGACGACCTCGTGCATCTCCAGCGCGGGCGCCATCTTCTCCCTCGGGCCCCAGAGGTAGACCCACTCGCCGCCCGACTTCGCCACGTAGTGCCAATGGCGCCCGTATGGCGCGAAGCCTGGGAGGGCGCGGAACACCTGCCGCATGGGTCGGCGGACGTCCTGCCACAAGCGCCCGGGCTCGGAGAGGATCACCTCGACCACGTCGTGCGGGGTGCTCGCAAGCCGAGCGCGGAAGGCGTCGATGCCCTCGTGCTCGATGAGCTCGTTATCGCCATCCACGATCCAGAACCAATCCCGCCCGACCTCGGCCATAGCGAGGCCGTGGCGGAATAGGTGCCCGCGCTTGTGGACCTCGCCCGCCCACGGCGTGAGCCGCGAGACGAGCGCCAGGTCGAGGCCATGCTCGGCGCAGGTGCCGGCGATCGCGTCGTACTGCTCCGCCGCGCTCACGCTCGGCCCGGAGCCGTACAGCGCGTACCGGCCATCGAGGCAGACGAAGGCATCCACGAACGGCGCATGCGAGCCGATCGCGCGGCGCAGGTGCTCGGGGTCCTCGTCGAACCACGAGAGGAGGCCGATCACTCTCACGGTCGATCCTCCAGGTCTGCGACCTCGGCGCGCAGTATCGCCACGCGCTCGCGCAGGGCGTCGACCTCGTCCAACAGCCACGCGATGTCGGCGGCGTATAGGTCCGCCATCTGCGACGACATGCGAATGACGCCAGGATGTCCCGGCACCGGCTCCGCTACTTGCAGCGCGTCCAGCCGTGCGCGTATCGCTGCGATGCGGTCGGTCAAAACGGAATCTCGTCGTCCGCCACGGGCGCGGGCGCCGGCGGCTCGGGGGATACCGGGAGCCCGCCACCCGTCGCAGGCCGCGAGGCGTCGCCCTTCGGCTTTGCGAGAAGCTGCACCCGCTGGCACGCGATCTCGTGGGCCTGCCGCTTCGTCCCGTCCGCCTGCTCCCACTCGCGCCACGTGAGGCGGCCGGTTATCGCCACCTGATCCCCGCGGGTGAGCAGGTCCGCGAGTGTCTCGGCCTGCCGCCCGAAGGCGACGGCATCCACGTACTGCGGGACGTCCTCCCAGGTCTCGCCGCTCTTGCGCGAGGCGGTGAAAGCGAGGCGCATAGCGAGCACGTTTCCGCCTGCGCGGGGCTCGGGGTCGCGGGTCAGCCGCGCGACCAGGGTCACGACGTTTAGGTCGTCCATCGGGTCACTCCTTCGAGGTATGCGGTGGCGCTCACGACGCCTCCGAGAACAGGGAGAGCTGCGAGAGGCGGTCGGCGATGATCCGCGCGTACTCCTCCTCGCGCTCGATGCCGATAGCCCGGAACCCCTCGGCGCGGGCGGCGACGAGCGTGGTTCCGCTACCGGCGAACGGGTCCAGCACGACACCACCGGGCGGCGTCACGAGCCGCACGAGCCACCGCATGAGGTCCGTCGGCTTTACCGTCGGGTGCGTGTTCTCGGCCATGCCGCCCGCGTTGCGATCGGCGCGGCTTGCCTTCGCGGTGTAGAAGAACCGGGACGCGCCGCCGCTGCCGCCATACCCGACGTCGGAATGGTCGTTGATTCGGGCGGGCACGTTGCCGACCGTCTGCGGCTTTACTTCGCCTCGGTTTCGATTGACGGCCACGCCATCTTTCATCACGCCCGTCTGCCCGTCCAGCATCGCGGCGGCTTCCTCGTCGAAGGCCACGTTCGCGGGCCAGCGGCCTTCCGCCCTCACGACCTGCGGGGCGTCGCCTTGCACGGTCGACATACCCCAACCGTCGCCGCCCTCGCGCTTGCTGCGCTGCATGGTGCGTAGTTGAGAGGCGTCTAGCGCGGGGTCGACGTTTATCCGGCACCCGTCAATGTTGAGCGCCCCCGTGCCGTGCTGCTGCACGTTCTCGGCCACGGTCCCGGCGAGCGGCTTCCTCGCCACCACGCACGGCTCCCAGCCCGGCTTCAGCGCGGTGCCCCATCCCTGCCACTCGCGCGCGGCGTCGGTGGCGGGGGCGGTGGCGGGTGCGTGGACCGTTTCTCCGTAGCGTCCGTTCGTGTCGCCATGACCACGGCACGCTTCTCCGCGTTCGATGTATTCGCAGGCCGCGCCGCCGACGCCCACGACCTCGCGGTCGGCCCCCGCCGCCTTGTCAATCGCCTTCGAGACGTCCAGCGATTTAGGAAATCCCGACCCGTACATCCACGACAGGCAATCGCGGATCTCAAACCCGGCGTCCTCAATCCCGCAGGTGAGCCGGTGAAATGTGCGCGTGCCGCCGAACGCGAGCAGGTGGCCACCCGGCTTTAGGACGCGCAGGGCCTCGCGTGCCCACGTTTCGCACCACGCGGCGAAGGCCGAAAGCGGCGCGGGCGCGTCAGGGTCGATGACTTCTTGCGTCCACCCTTCACAATCGCCGTGCGTTCCTCGAAACTGGTCGCGCTTGCCGCACCCATTGCAGCGCCAAGTCATCGGACGTCCGCCGCCAAAACTTATGCGGCTGCGGCTGCCGGGCGTGCGCCTGTCGCTCCCGATTCCCGCACCCCCAATGACGGCACCATCGCCGGAACGTCCAGCGGTGGACGGCGAGCGCTTCGCTCCGAACGAATCCCACTCCTTCCCCATGAACTCCAGCCCATACGGCGGGTCGCACACCACGGCGTCCACGCTCTCGGCGTCCATCTCGCGCATTACCTCGATGCAGTCGCCGAGGTACAGGCGGACGTCGCCGTCGTTTAGGTAGGGCGCTCTCATGCCCGCCGGGCCTTGTCGCACGCGGCCATTAGCTCGCGGCGGCGGTCGTCGTCATCAGGGACTCGGGCGTACTCCTCCGCGAGATCGCGCACGTCCTCGAGGAGTCGGAGCCGGTTCAGCGTCACTCCGCCCATCGCCGGCGCGAGGGTTTCCCCGTGCGCGGCGAGGCGCTCCTGCGCGTGCAGGATCACGGCGTCGCGGAGCCGCAGGAGCTCGTGCAGCTCCATGAGCCGGAACTCCACGGCCGCGAGTGTGCGGGCCTCTTGTGCGGCCGTCAGAACCATGAGCGGAACCTCCGGCGCCTCCGGGGCTTCGTCGGCAGACGCACGGCCCCCGTGGCGCTGGTGCCCGCGTACCAGGAGGCGAGGTCGTCGAAGAACTCGGCGGCCTCCTGCTCCGAGAGCGCGTGCCATACGAGGCCGAAGCTCACGGCGAGCGTGGTGATCGGTATCGAGTCTTTCCCCCGGGTCCGCACGATCTCGGAGCACGCGGTAAACAGCTCGTGCATCTCCTCGGGGGTGTTCGGGAGCTCGCTCACGAGCGCCACGCGATCAGCGCCGCGAGCACGAGGCCGAAGATGCAGAGGTAGACGGCTTGCGAGTAGCTCATGCGGCGGCCCTCGCCCGGCGGTATGCCTCCCGGCGCTTGCGCCATGCCTTGCACGCGCAGGCGTTCGCCCCGCAGGTGTAGGCCGTCGCCCGCGCGGGTGCTCCGCATACCTGGCACCGATTCTCGGAGCGCCGCCGGGCGATCTCGAGCACCGGCTCGGCGGCGTAGCGCTGAAGCCATACGACGCGCCCACCGGCGCGGCTCTCCGCGAGCCCTACCCGGTAGGGGCGGCAGGTGCGCTCGGCCGTCCGCAGGGATACGCCGAGGAGGGCCATCACCTCGCGGGCGCTGTAGGTCTCCGGGCGCTCGGATGGAATGCTCACTTCAGCACCTCCGCGAGCCGCGCCGCGATCCAATAGGCGACGGTCGCGGTAACGCCGTTACCCGCTGCCGCATACCGCTTCGAGTCGGGCGCGTGCGGCTTGCCATTCCACGGAATGTCGGTCCACCCGTCCGGCCACCCTTGCAGGCGCTCGCACTCCATCGGAGTCAGGCGGCGTACTGCGGGGCCGACGCTCGCGGCCTGCCCGCCTCCGTTCGTGCGGAGGGTCGGCGTCATCTCCTCGCGGGCCTGCGGGTCAAGCCCCTGCGTGTGCGAGAAGCCGATCACGGGCGTCCCGCGCCCGGTGCCGTCCTCCGATGCATCGTGGCCCTCGCCCGTGACCGTGTGCGTTACGTCGCCGCCGACGGTCTGCACGACCGCGTGGGTCGTCCGCACGTCGCCAACGTTGAAACTGTTGAGCGTGTTAGCGACTCCATCGTCCACCCATGTTTCGGGCGAGTCCGGGCCGCTGACGCGGGCGCTCTTGCGGTAGGGGATCAGCTGCCCACCGGCCGCGCTCTCGGCGTCCACGCGGTAGCCGCGCTCGCCCCCACCCTGGAGGGCGCTCACGACTTCTCCTCCACGATCAGGTGGCCGGCCTGCGCCGTGGAGTCGTCCGCGCCGTACTGAATCGTCGACGTGACGGCGTTCACGACGCTCCTCTCTCTCTCTCTCGTCCCAGGGGTAGAGAGGTCGGACCACTCGGCCCGGGTGACGAGGTTCTGGCACTCGTCGCCGGCCGGTCCTCCGCTGCCCTTCGCCCACTTCGCGGTAACTGCCGGAGCGATCCGGTGTGTGTGTGTGTGTGTCATCGCGCCGTCGTCTCCGCCACCGCTCGGAGCGCCTGCTCCAACGCGGGCGGCAACGTCCGGCCACGACGGCTCGCGCGTCGGAGAATCCCCGCCGCCGCCTTCGGCGAGAGCGAGTACCTCTCCGATGCGTTCGGCTCGAGGATCGTCGTCAGCGATTGCGACCACGAAAACTCGCCGTCGACGCTGGGCGACGCCGAAGTGCTGCGAGTCGAGAAGCCGGTAGCTCCACCGATACCCGCGCTCGGCCATCGCGTCCAGGACGAGCGCGAAGTCCCGTCCACCGTTGCTCGACAGGAGCCCTTCCACGTTTTCCATGAGTAGGGCTCGGGGTCGAAGAGGGCCATCTCCGGCGATTCGCATGGCTTCCCAGAACAGTCCGGAGCGGTCGCCGTCGAGCCCTCGTCGCTTGCCGGCGACGGAGAGGTCCTGGCAGGGGCTTCCGAAGGTGAGGACGTCCAGACGGCAGGGATCGCATCGCCCTCCCCCGTCCGTAGCGTGTGCGTCACTTCCGCCGCTTTCTGGTTGTAGGAGTCGAACGCCATCGCCACTAGGAGGTAGCTCCGGCTGCTGCCGCCGCTCGCCGCTCGGATGCTTGCGAGGCTGTCCATCTCCGGGCGAGCCCCCTCCTCGCGCCCTCGTAGGTTCATCGCCACCGCTTCGACGGGGCTGTCCCCACGGGATGCCGCTCCCGCACTCGGGGACGTCTCGGACGTCGGAGTAGATGGGGACGCCAGGGAATCGCTCGGCGAGCACGGCTCGTCCGAAGGGTTCGATCTCGGCGAAGAAGGCATGTCGCCATCCGGCCCAGGCGAAACCGACGTCCATTCCGCCGACTCCGGAGAAGAGCGATCCGCAGAGGAGCTCACTCATCGGCCCTCCCTGCGAACGTGCCGCCAATAGCCGGCGATGACGTCGTTCCGCTTCATCCCGAGCGAGCCCGCGGCCTTCGTGATCGCCTTCGTCCGGGGAGTGCCCGAGGCGCAGTAGGCCTCCACGCTCCGGAAGGCGGCCTCGTCCATCTTGCGGCGCTTCTCGCGCTGCGCGTCGCTCATGTTCACCACGTCGAGGAGCGCCACTAGAGGGCCTCCCGGGTGCGGTGGTACGACTCGCGCGAGTGCTGCGCCTTGCACTTGCGGCACGCCCGCTTTCCGTCTTTCCGGATGATGAGGTTGTCGCCTCGGAGCGGGTGGCCCCACTTGCACTCGGTCTTGCGCGAGTTGGCCGCCGAGGGGCTCATGCCCCGGCGGTTGTTCTCGCGGGCCGTCACGGCCTCGAGGTGATCCGGGTTCACGCACGCCCGGTTTCGGCAGAGGTGGTCGATCTGAAGGCCCTCGGGGATCGGGCCCCGGTAGGCCTCGTGGGCGTAGCGGTGCGCGAGCATGAGCACTCCGCCGCCCTTACTGATCAGTCCGTACCCGCGGGAGTTGAGCGATGCCGTCCACGTCCAGCACCCGCCCGGCTCGGGCGAGACCTTCGCGGACCACCGCGAGTGGATGAGCTCGCCGTAGGGGTATGTCAGCGGCGGGCGCATTAGAAGCACCCCCAGCCGGAGAACCCACGGGCGGGGCCCTTCGCAAGCGCGATCGCCCCGATCACCTCCTCCGCCGGCGTGCGGCCGGGGAAGCCGTAGCCGCCGGTGCGCGCCCGGATGTAGGCGCCATTGACGTTCGCAATACCGAAGGCCGTCGAATAGACCGGGAGGTCGAGGCCCCATCGGAGCGATGCCCAGGCACCGGAGCGCGGGCCGTGGGCGCCCCATGCGCGGACGTCGTTTCGCTGCGTGCCCATCTCGCACGTACCGATGCGAAGGAGGGTCGCCTCCTCGTAGGCGGTGAGCCGCGCCATCGCCTCGGTCCACGTCGGCCGCGGCGGGTAGTCCTGCGCGGCGCGGTGCTTCAGGCAGGCGGCGCGGGCGTCGCCTCGATGCTTCGCGCAGGGCTTCGCCTGGGCGGTGGCGGGGACGAACGCGGCGAGCATGAGAGCTGCACCGGCGATCGCGGCCACTTCTCCCCGACTGAGGAGCGCGCGCCCGCATCGGGCGTTATTGCGGCCTGATCCTCGGGGAGAAGATGCCTCCCGCTTATGTCCTGCATGAGAGCGGCTTTCGCCATCATGCGGCGTAAAACCAGCTGTTCTAAGAATGGTCACGAATCTCCCTTTCTCATGGGGGGTGTCTCCCCGATTAGTCGGTCGTCTCCCCTGAGCGTTACTCTCCCCGCACAAGGCAGGGGAGAAACAGGGGAGAAACCATGCCGCTCGTGAAGAAGTGCAAGCACGATCGCTCGCGCTGGACGCGGTGCTCGTGCGCCTGGTACGCCGACCTCCGAGACGAGACCGGACGCCGGACCTATACGAACCTCGGAGGCGATGACGGCGAGGCCCGCCGGCGCTACCGGCTGCTCATTCGCAGCTCCGCACCGGACGAGAGAACCTTCCGGGCTGCGCGGGTCTCCTACCTCGACGAGTGCTCCCACACTCTCCGGCCGCAGTCCCTCGCGCGGTACGAATCGCTCACGAAGCATCCGGACCACTACTTCGGGGACGCGGCGCTCTCGGCGATCCACGGCGCCGACGTCGTGAAGATGACGGACAAGCTTCGCGCCGCCGGTCTCGCAAGCGGTCACGTCCGGACGATCCGGAACCTGACTATCGCCATCCTCCGCCACGCGCAGGAACGAGGGATGCTCGCTCACGTGCCCGACGTCCCGAGGATGAAGGTCGGCCGCGACGATCACGCGCCGCAGGTCGAGGTTCTGGACCTCGCGGTCGTCGAGGAGGTGATCGCCTTCATCCCCGAGCCGGAGTGCCATCTCGCCCGGCTCATGCTCTGGACAGGGCTTCGCCCAGGTGAGGCGATCGCGCTCCGCGAAACCGACCGCGACGGCGACGTGCTCCGCGTGGAGCGAACCTCGGTCACGTCCACCGGCGGCGAGAACGCTCCGAAAACGAAGCTGGGCCGCCGGGACGTCGACCTCGTGACGGGGAGCCGTGAGGCTCTCGACGCGATCGAGTGGCCGCACGGCTCGACCTATAAGAGACTCTCCGAGCGGTGGCGCTCCGGGCTCACGAGGGCCCGCGTGCCCTACGTGCCCCCGAAAACGCTCCGGCATACCAACGCCAGCTTGAGGCTCGCCGCCGGTCAGTCGGTGCCCTACGTGGCGCAACAGCTCGGGCACTCGCCCGAGATTCTGCTCTCCACGTATGCCCACGTGATCCGGAAGCTCGGCGACACGCAGGCCGCGCTGCTCGATTCGCTCACGCGACACGCTTCCCCCTGACGTAGACGGCCTCGGGGAATACCGCCCCGGGGCCTTCGCCGGCGGGGCGCACGAGCTCATCGAGGCTCCACTCGGGCACGTAGTAGCGGGCGCCGACCTGCACGCACACCAGGCGGCGGGAGCGGATAAGGCCCATCACGAAGTCGCGCGAGCGCCCGAGGCGGTCGGCGACCTCGCGGGTGGTCATTAGGCGCTCGCTCACGCCTCGGCCCTCTCGCGCATCTTGCGGAGAACCCGCTCCAGGATCTCGGGGTGCTCGTCGGTGAGGTGCTGGAAGTACGCCTCGCGCCAATAGCGGGCGTCGTCCTCGGCCCGCTTCAGGTCGCGGCGCAGCTCGTCGATCAGGTCGTCGGCGTTCACGCGGCATCCCCTCCGGGCTCGGGCGAGGGAAACGCGATCACGCTCCCGCGCTCTTCGGCCTCGTGGACGGTGGCGCGGGCGATCTCCCAGAGGATCGCAAGCAGGGGAGGCACGGCCCGCCATCGGGGATCGCCTCCGAGGTGGTGGGCGTTCGCGGCATAGGCGAGGGCGTCCTCTATCTCCTCGCAGAAGTTGCGGGCCTCCTCGGCCGCGCTTGCCTGGTGGTGGCGCTCGCTCCCGTCCGCGAGCACGTAGGCCCTCGCGCCGGCGGTCTCGATGCGATGCACCACGACCGACGAGAAGGGCCCGAGCTCGGGCTGCTCCGGGAGGGACGCGACGAACGCGAGAACCTTCTCCGAGAGTGTCGGCTCGCTCATGCCCGCCCCGTTCCGCCGCAGGTCGGGCAGACGATCGGGAGCAGGTGCCCCGAGTCGCCGAACCTCTCATGCACCATCCGCTGCCCCAAGCACGCAGGGCACGGCCGCGAGAGTGCGGCGATTGCCTCGCGTATCGGGCGCCGGTCGCGCTCCCATGTGGCCGTTCGCATCGGCGACCACCCGATCCCCTTATGAAGCATCGGAGGCCTCCACGAATACCGGGCCCACCGGCTGCGCCGGGCGAACGATGATCCGATTCACGTCAACGCCCCGGGCGATGAGCTCCGCGGTCTTATCGCGGACCTCGCTCACGCGGGGGCGGGTGAGGGTGATCTCCTCGCGGACGATCCCGAGGTCGATCAGCTCCTCGCGGTAGGCCGAGAGGCCCTGCGAGTCAATCCGGCTCGGGGGCTGCTTTCCGCGGGGCGCCATCACCACGGCGCCACCGGGGACGACCACCGCCTCGCCTTCGCCCAGGTCGGCCCGGAGGTCGCCCTCTATCTCGCGGAGGCGGGCCTCGAGCACGTCCAGCGCGGCGCGGTCCTCGGCCACGGTGCGAGAAAGCACCGCCCACTCGGCCGCGAGGTCGGGGGTGCTAGGCATCGCGCACCTCCTCCGCCTCGACCACCGCCCCGAACTCCTGCTCCAGCATCTCGCGCACGCTCGCATAGGTGCGATCGTCGGCGAGGTCGGACGGCTTGGCCGCGAGGCCGCTCGCCTTTATGGCGGCCTTTACCTCGTCGGCGTCGGCTCCTGACTCGCGCACAAGCGCCGCGAGCCGCTCGGATGCGACAGCCGCGCCGGAGGTTTCGCTCTCCGGCGCGGCGACGCGGTCGCCGGGCTCTAGCCTCCGCGCCTGCGCGGGCCCGCCACGGCCGCGCCTC